AAATTACCAAAGCATCAAACTGGTTTTGGTTGATGGTACTAGTAACACAATTATTCACACAGTCAACAGCTTTTTGTACATCTTTAGTTAAAAGCTCAGTAGCTTTAACTTGGTCAATGATGTCGCCTGTAGCGACACCATCTCCTTTAACAATCAAATGACCATAACCAACAGTCATCTTACCTCCAGAGTCAGGGTAGGGTTTACCCTTAAAACCCTCTAGAGTTTTAAGTAGGGACAGACCAGTGTTAGAAAAGTTCATACTTGTTGTAATGTCACAATTAAAGAAGCAGTTGAAGGACGAGTTGGCGAAACACCTGCCGCATAAGTTGCAATACTTAAAGCTGTACTACTACCACCCCACACCAACTCAACATAATCGTTGGCGTTAAGATTGAGCAAATAATTCCATGCTGTAATGATGTGACCGTCATCACCAGCGTGTTTGTTGGGGACTGAAATAAGACCAGTAGATCCAACTACATCAGTGCCGTTTATTCTTATCCAAACGTAAGCATCTTGTAAAGATGCACTAGTGCATCTAAATTGACCCGACCATTGAAAGTTATATATACCAGCATGATCAACTTTTATTCTTGAAGTAGTAGCTAACGACACTCCATGACTACCTAAATCAGTAGTGTTTAATGTCATTACTTGTGCAACTGTTGTACTAACAAGTGGTTGATTAGTGTAGTCCGCAAAAGCACCGTAATATTTAGTTGTAGTACTAGATGAACCAGCAGAAATGTTTATAGTAGCTGGACCTAAGTTAATAGCAATACCAGAACCAGCAGTAAGGTAAGCAGGAATAAACTTGTGGTCTGATGTCCTACCTATCAAAAGCTGTCCATCTTTACCACCAGTAACTGCTAGTGAATCTACTTGTACATTACCACCAGTAATAGATACATTGTTAGAATTTTGATCAGCCATGTTCCCAAAGACTTTGTTACTAAGCTTTTGGAACCAATCTCTCCAAACAAAACATTCTTCAATCTTATCCTGGGGGATAGGTACGTTTAATTTAGCCATACTTTTTATCCGTAAATCCCATCTTACGAAGTGGTGGTAGTTGTTCTTCTAGTCTACAACCAATATCAATTCTGTACCCAATGCTGTTTGGTATGTGGATTTTTTTCTTGATGGTGTCGTAACATTGTTTACGAGCATCCTCAACAGTCTTGCCTGTACCAGTAACAAAACAAACGTAGTTACCAGCCGTAACAAACTGTACTTGGTTAAGCTTAACCTCACCCTTAACCATAGCAGGAGCCTTACCACACATTACTTCAGCAAGATGTACGTTTCTAGTAACGTCATCCATAACTAAATCAAACATAGGGTAACCAGCAGACTCAGATTTAGGAGTACCTTTGTCAAAAGGGTAAGGAGGCATAGAAATTACTACACCACAAGCAATCTTATCTGATACCCGTAGAGTGTCTTTGCCATCTATAAGGTCCAACATCCACTGAGCAGGATCACCCAAATGTAGAGCTTGCTGGATCATAAATAGGGGCCACCCTGGTCTCATAGTGAACTCTAAAGGCCAAGGACATCCCTTGTTATCAATGATGCAGTTGACATCAATGTAGCCTGTGTAGCGTAGTCCTTTGAGGTAGTCTTCCAATGGTTTAAGAACCATATCAGCTAGCTTACATTCCTGGTGGTAGTAAACAATGGTTCCTTCTTCACCTGTAGAGACCCCAAGGTCTCCAGCTAAAAGCTTTTTAAATTCATGGTTGATACAAAAGTGTTTAGAGAAGCCACCTGGACCAAACCAACCTCCAACAGCTATTTCTATACCACCGTGAAATTCTTGAAGAATAAACTCACCTTTGTAAGCATTGTTCTTTTTCCACTTCTGAAGCATAAACACCATGTCAGCAGGAGACTTAGACACATAGCTAAGAGCTTTGTCACCGTCACCTAAAGGCTTAGATACATACCTTTTGTTGTTCTTAATAACGTAGGTGATAGCTTCATCATAGTTTTTAAATTTCTGGGAAGGGATAGTTTTAATACCAGCCCTTTCCATAACTTCAGCACCATGTTCTCGGTCTTGTTCCCAACGATTGGTGTCAATGCTAGGACCAATGATAGGGTAACCTTTGTCCCTGTACCTTTCTAGTGGATGAATGTAATAAGTGTTGTCTGTACATACAATTAAATCAGCCCAATCCATGTGTCGTTCCCAATCAGACACACGGTTAAGAAGACCACCATCACCTACCTGAGACCTAGATCCATCCTTGTTATTACGAATGTATGCACGTACTGTATGCCCATAGTCCATGCACCTAAGTGCAAAGTCTAGACACACACCACCAGCATCAATAAGAAGGATGTTCATTAGTTACCTTTTTCTTTTTCAAGTTTTTTTCTACTACGTTCTAAAGTCTTTTTAGTTTGATCGTGCTTTGCAGAAGGTTGTTCTCTACCTTTTTTTATTTCTTTTTCATGGTATTCCCAATTTTTTTCTTTAAGAATTAATTCTCGTTCTGCTCTAGCTGTTTTCTTTTGTTCTGCTGTAGCACCATAGACAGGGAAGCCCATTGTTCCTAGTATCGCTCTTTTAGCACCTTCTCCTTCAGGAGCAGCTATAGCAGCAGAAGCTTGAAAAGGCAAGAACATACTAGCAACAGCTTTAAGTCTACCCAAAGCACTAGGATCAACTAGTTTTTGAGCACTAAAACTAGCGTACTCAATACCACCAATACCAACAACAGTAGCTTTAGGAATAAACCCAAGCTTGTTAGACAACGTTTTATCTGGGTCCATCATCCAGTGATACGGTTCCATAGCGTGTTTCATAGCTTGCATGGATGTCCCGTCAGGCCATTCTATACGGGTAGGATCTTTGTTTTCCCAAACAGGACGATTAGCAGTCATCAAGTTAATGGTATTAATTAAAGTAAAATACGTCAAAGCAGTTTTGAATTGATACAACCTAGCGTAGTCTGCTTTGGTAGTAGGTGTCATCATACCCTTAACACCTTCTACAGGATGCCATTTAGTAGGATTAAGTTCTTTAGGTAAAGCAGCAGTAAAAGCACGAACAGTAGAAATAGTCCAGTCAGGAGCAAACAAAGCCAACTGAAGACCTCTACGACCAGCAGGACTGTATGCTGCCATAGCCATTATTTTACCTAATTCAGTCCTAGTTTGAGTAGCAGCATCAAACCAATTTAGACCACCAAAGCTATCGTTAACAAACCTAGCAATTTCTTTACGTTGCTTTGTTTCATCAAAAGGTTTTCCTTCCTTAGCAGCAGTCATACGAGCTTTATCTAAGTAAGCATCAGCAACCATAATCTTGCCACCAGTGTGCAAATAATCCCAAGTGTATTTATCAAACAAACCCAGAGTGTATTTCTCAACAGCAGACAAAGATTTTTCAAGTACCCTAGTCTTAGGACCAAATTTACCAATCATTGAATCAGCAAACTTACCTATAGAAGTAATAATTCCTTGTGCAACATCTTCAGGCATTTCTAAAACAAGACCATCTTCTCTAATCCACCTGTCTACGTTTGTTCCTACACCACCCTTTTTAAATTGTTCAACTGCTTTAGATACAGCAGACAGTTGAAGGTCTTTTCCGGTAAAAGCTTTAACACCCTTCTCAATTAAAGGCAATACGATAGCTTCTTTAAGTGGTGTCCAGATAGGTATCTGAGCACTACTCATAACTTCCATCAAAGACTTAGCATGGAAGAAACTGCCAATAACGTTTATACGTTTAGACAGTTGAGAAATATACCCTAAAGCTTTCATGAGGTCACCAGGACCAGCATCAAAAACAAACTTCAAAGCTGGCATCATGTCTGGGTGTACAGCATAACCAGAGAATTGGGGAATGTTCATCATCTCCCAACCATGAGGCATAGGGTTGTCTTTGTTGACTTCCTTAATCATAGACTCACCAGCAACATTGCGTACTTGTTTTAGGCTGTCTACAAGCTTTTTGTTCTCAATAGCTTTTTCCATTGACAAAGCATATTCTTTGTAGACTTCTGCAATGTCTTTAGTTTTAAGTTTAAGTCTCCAGTCGGTCT